AGCCATGCCTAAGCTTACTACAGGTGGTACTCCTCCTACTTACGAAGATCTTGGTGGTCCTACCCCAGAGAATTACAAAGTCGATGATGATTCAGCAAAACTGAAGACTCCCGGCGGAACTCTCAAGCAAGTAAAAGACGTTGTAAACAAAGGCGCAAAATCCGCAGATCCCATGAAAGGTATGAAGGAAGAGGAAGAAGTTTCAACCGAAGAAACTATTGAAGAAGAGGAAATCTCTACTGAAGAAGTAGTTTCAGAAGAAGAAACCGAAACCGTTGCCGAATATGACATCGAAGAGGACGTTAATGCTCTCCTCGGTGGTGAAGAACTCTCCGAAGAATTCAAAGAAAAGGCAAAGACCATCTTTGAAGCAGCAATCAATGCAAAGGTTGCTGGTATTAAAGAAGAACTAGAAGCACAATACGAAGAGAATCTTGCTGAGGAAATCGAAGCAGCAAAAGAATCACTCGCTGAGCGTGTTGATTCTTATCTTGAGTATGTTGCTGACGAGTGGTTCGAAGAGAATGCACTCGCAGTTGAAACCGGACTTAAGTCCGAAATGACCGAATCATTCCTTGAAGGAATGAAGGGTCTTTTTGAAGAACATTATGTATCAATCCCTGAAGATAAGTATGATGTGCTTGAGAGCATGGTAGAAAAACTAGATGATATGGAAACCAAACTCAATGAGCAGATTGAAAAGAATATCTCACTCAACGGTCGTCTCTCAGAGGCAACTGCTGACGGTATCTTGGATCAAGTCTCCGAAGGTCTTGCACAGACCCAGAAAGAGAAGCTCGCCTCACTTTCCGAAAGTGTAGAGTTTGAAAGTGAAGTACAATATCGTGAAAAACTGGAAACACTTAAGGAGTCATATTTCTCCGAAAAGAAATCACCAGTAGCAAAAACCGAAACCCTATCAGAAGGTGTAGATGAATCTGGATCTGAGTCTTACTCAAATTCAATGTCTGCATACCTGAGAACGTTAGGTTCATTCGGTAAAAACTGAATTTAACATTAAATCAAACTAAACACTTAAAGGTAAAAAGCAAATGTTCCAATCCGAGCATCTGCAGGAAAAGTGGGCACCCCTTCTCAATCATGAAGGATGCGATAAGATCTCTGATCCTCATCGTCGTGCAGTCACCGCTGTCCTGTTAGAAAACCAAGAAAAATTCCTCAGAGAGCAGTCATCGTTTGAGCACGGTGGTATGCTGACTGAGCAACCAAATATTAACACTGATCCCTCAGGAACTGGTAATGCTGGTTTCTCTGGTTCAGGTGCATCACCTGTTGCAGGTTTCGACCCCGTACTGATCTCATTGATCAGACGTTCTATGCCTAACCTGGTCGCATATGACCTCGCAGGTGTGCAACCAATGTCCGGTCCTACTGGACTTATCTTCGCAATGCGTTCGAAGTACACCTCACAGGCAAACGCCAACGAGGCATTCTTCGACGAAGCAGACACCTCATTCTCTGGTCAGAACGCAGGTAGAACCCTTACCGGTGGTTTCTCCGATGCTAATGCTGGTTTGGGTACTACCCAAGCACAAGTTGGTACTAACCCAGGTGCATTGAACCCAACTGGTTCTGCATCTTCGACCGCATATGATGTCGGTCAGGGTATGACCACTTCAGAAGCAGAAGCACTCAGCGGAACTGGTGATACTGCCTTCAACCAGATGGCATTCTCAATCGAGAAAGTCACTGTAACCGCCAAGTCAAGAGCTCTGAAAGCAGAGTACTCCTTGGAACTGGCACAAGACCTTAAGGCAATCCACGGTCTTAATGCTGAAGCAGAACTTGCCAACATCCTCTCTACTGAAATCCTTGCGGAAATCAACAGAGAAGTCATCAGAACAATCTACAAGATTGCAGAACCTGGTGCAGCAACTAACGTTGCAACTGCTGGTGAGTTTGACCTCGACATCGACTCAAACGGACGTTGGTCTGTTGAGAAGTTCAAAGGTCTTCTGTTCCAAATCGAGAGAGATGCGAACGCAATCGCACAAAGAACTCGTAGAGGGAAGGGCAACATCATCATGTGCTCTGCTGACGTAGCGTCTGCACTGACCATGGCTGGTGTGCTCGATTACACCCCTGCACTGAATGCTAATCTGCAAGTAGATGACACTGGTAACACCTTCGCTGGTGTTCTCCAAGGTAAGTATCGTGTCTACATCGATCCTTATTCTGCAAACGTCGCTGCTAACCAGTACTACGTTGTTGGTTATAAGGGTTCTTCTCCTTATGACGCAGGACTCTTCTATTGTCCTTATGTTCCCCTCCAAATGGTTCGTGCCGTTGGGGAGAACAGCTTCCAACCCAAGATTGGCTTTAAGACCCGTTATGGTCTTACTGCTAACCCCTTCGCAGAAGGAACAAATGCGGGTCTGGGAAGACTCAGAGTTAACAGCAACCGTTACTATCGTCGCGTTACTGTTAAGAACTTGATGTGATTCATTGATCACAAGGTCATACAAGACTCCCTTCGGGGAGTCTTTTTTTTTGTCTCTAAATAATCATGTAGAGATATAAAAAGAAATGCCCTACCATATAAAAACCTCAAGTATCATGAATCCTACAATTGGTGATGTATATTACAAAGGTGACAATACTTGGTCAGAGACTTATGCGGATAGAAAAATCTATGAAAATGAGTCTGATGCCAATGCTGTCAAAGCAACAACTGTTACTAAAAATGGTGTGACTTATGCACCTAAGCATTTTGCAAATTCAACTGTGGTTAGTGAGTAATGGCAACTAGAAAATCTCCAGCAGATAGTCCTGGAACTCCTATTGAAAATAGAAATTTCTTATCACCAACTGGTTTTAAGTTTGCATTAAAGAGAAGTCCTGCTGCTGCCTTTTTCTGTAATCAAGCAAATATTCCTTCATTAGATCTTGGGATTGCTCAGCAAACAAGTTATCTTAAAGACATTGATATTCCTGGAGACAAGATTGTTTTTGGGGATCTAACTCTTAGATTTTTAGTTGATGAAGATCTATTTAATTATATGGAAATTCAAAATTGGATAAGAGGTCTTGGATATCCAGAAAAGTTGAGTCAGTTGAAAGATCTTTCTGAAGATGGAAAAATTAAAAGTAGATTTGGACAAAGTGGTGAGAATATCTATTCAGATGCCACACTACAAGTTCTAAGTAATAATCTTGTACCTAAGTTTCAGGTGATGTTTAAAGATGTATTTCCATATTCCCTATCAACTATTACTTTCGATGCAACTGATACAGATATTGAGTACTTTACAGCAGACGTGAGTTTCAAGTATACTATCTATGATATGCAGGATATGTCTGGAAACACTTTATGATCGATCTTGATAAACTTCAAGAGATGTGGGAAAAAGATTCTAAAATTGATAGAGACAATCTACATGAAGAATCTTTAGGGATCCCCTCTCTACATGCAAAATATTTTGAAATTTATAATACTATTTTTCTTTTAAGAAAGAAAGCAGAACAACAAAGAAAAAATATACGGCACGAAAGATATGAGTACTTTAGTGGCAAAGCAGATCCAGAAATATATGTTGAATCTCCGTTTCCCAAAAAAATCAGAGATAAAGACACTATGCAAAAGTATCTGGACGCAGATACAAAACTCTCAGGAGTTTCGCTGAAGATTGATTACTATGATACGATGCTTGTTTATATTGAAAGTATTTTAAAGCAAATAACTAATAGAACTTATCAAATCAAGAACGCAATTGAGTTTATGAGGTTTAACGCAGGACTAGGATAATGGATGAAGAAGGATATTACCATCTAGAATTACCCATAGAAGGAATTCGTCTTATTCACTCAGGTTTATCTCAAGCTGTAGAAAAATGGCCTGGTGGAGATCCATATGAACAAGAGGGTTTAATTGCTATGAGGGATAATTTTTATAGAATTATCCTAGAACATCAGTTTGACAATATGTAATAAATATTTGTAGATGAATGAATCTGTGTGATTGACACAACAGCAAATCTTGTTATATCTAAATCAAACGAAGTATTTTTAAAAATAAATACTGAACCTCATATTGAATATGAACTTAGAGATCACTTTAAGTTTGAGGTTCCTAATGCAAAATTTATGCCACAGTATCGTGGAAAGAATTGGAACGGAGAGATTCATCTTTACGATATGCGGTCTAAACAGATCTATGTTGGTCTGTTAGATAAGATTGTTCAGTTTTGTGAGAACTACGGATATAGT